TGATGTACCATTAGTTCCAATTGCCGTACTTCCACTTATTAGATATAATGTATTTGCATTCTTTGTTCCTAATGATGCGTAAGAAGCAGATGTTAAAGTTACTACATAATCTACTCTTGATATATCAGTATAGTTGTCAGTTATGTTGCTTATCAAGCTACCACTTTGAGTTCCAGTACTAAACCAATTCGTTACTGAACCAGTAATTGATAGAGAACCAGTCACTCCCAATGAACCAGTTATTTGTGCTGAACCAGAGAATGGAAATCCTACACCAGTTCCACTTCCACCAGCCAATGTGATAGATGCAGTGTTATTGGTTATTGTAAGGGCTTGTACGGCACTTCCACTAAATTGTAGGTAAGTTGCTGTTCCAACATTTGTTGAACCAGAAGCAAATCCTAATGATGGTGTAATACCACTTGTGCCACTTACTCCAGATGTTCCACTAACTCCTGAAGTGCCACTAATACCCGAAGTTCCGTTTATTCCGCTTGTCCCATTGATACCTGACGTACCATTTACTCCTGATGTTCCATTCACTCCTGATGTTCCATTCACTCCACTAGTCCCACTCACACCGCTTGTGCCAGAAGAACCTGCTGTTAAGTTTGAACCTGATATGATATACATCGTATTAGGGTCAGTTGTTCCAGCTGCAAGTAAAGCTCCATACGAAGATGATGGTAGAGTTACTATGTTTGTCACAGGTGGTACAGTTGTGTATGTATCGTATATGTTACTAATCAATGAGCCACTAAATGCACCTATTGATTGAGATACCGAACCAGTCACACCCAATGAACCGGTTATTTGTGCAGAGCCTGTAAAAGGAAATCCACTACCTGCTCCTGCTACTATGATAGATGCAGTTCCAGCATTTACAGTTGCAGTAACACCACTTCCACTAAAGTTTAAGAATGTTGCTGCTCCTTGTGCTACACCTTCATCTGCTACCGTTAATATTGTTGTTAATCCAGATGTACCATTTGAACCATTGATACCAGAAGTTCCATTAGAGCCATTAACACCGCTAGTTCCATTAGAACCATTGATTCCACTTGTACCGTCTACTCCACTTGTACCATTGATTCCACTTGTACCATCTACGCCGCTTGTTCCGTTTACTCCATCTTTACCTGATGTGCCATCTTTACCAGATGTTCCATCTACTCCGCTTGTACCATTAATGCCGCTTGTACCATCTTTACCAGAAGTACCATTACTTCCATTCACACCACTAGTACCATCTTTACCAGATGTTCCATCAACACCGCTAGTTCCGTTTATTCCGCTAGTTCCATTTATACCTGATGTGCCATCTACTCCGCTTGTTCCATTTACACCTGATGTACCATTCGAACCATTAACTCCACTTGTTCCATTTATACCAGACGTACCATCCTTGCCACTCGTACCGTTTGAACCATTCACTCCGCTAGTTCCATTTATTCCTGATGTACCATTCACACCCGATGTGCCATTAATACCAGATGTGCCATTTGCTCCATCTTTACCACTTGTACCATCAGAACCATTTACACCAGAAGTACCATTCACTCCACTAGTTCCGTTTACACCTGATGTTCCATTTACACCTGATGTTCCATTTACACCATTAGTACCATCTTTACCAGATGTACCATTACTTCCGTTTACTCCGCTTGTACCATTTATACCATCCTTACCTGATGTTCCATTTGAACCATTTACGCCTGATGTACCATTGATACCAGAAGTTCCGTTTATGCCGCTTGTACCATTGATTCCTGATGTACCTGATGTACCATTGAATACTAAAGAGCCTGAAGGAATTGCTATTGGATAAGAATTTGAATCCCCTACCCACACATATCCTTCTTGTATATTAGGTAAATTTACTGGACCAGGGTTTAATATTACTCCTTGTCCACCAACACCTTCTTTTGTTACTACTCCTAATGATTGTACTAATGCTGAACCAGTTGGTCTTACATCTGTATAACCACCACCTTGCTTTAAGAATATTTCAGTTCCAGCAATAAAGCCTGTTGTATTAACTCCTTCAATCAAACCTAATACAATTGCTAATCCAGTTTGTGATGGGGTTAAATCCTCACCTGCTATATAAACTGCTGGTCTTCTTAATGGATTACCACTATCTGCTATAAAAGCATTTGGGTTAGCTCCAGTTGAACCTGAAATGTATATTGGTGTACCTTTTGTTATTGTTATTGCTTCAGAGTTTCTTACACTCTCATACATTGCATCAACATATTGTAATGTAAGATTACCATTACCATCACTTTGTATAAATGATTTTTCACCATTATCAGCTGATGGATATTTTAATCCACTTGCTGTTAATCCACCAACCAAGTTAGAACCTGATTGTACTGATAAACTACCAGTTATCTTTACAGTTCCAAATAGTAATTGTGTATCATCAGCCGCATCACCGAATTGGTTAGAGCCTGATGAATAAATTATAGATGCTGTCTCAATTTGTACTAATAATTTAGAAGCAGTTATATCACCTGTTACGTTTAAGCTACCATTGATTGTTTGGTTACCATTGAATACATTTGAACCAGTAGTTGCGTAAGAACCAGTCTTAGCTTCTAAATTTTGAATTCTACCTGTATTTGATGATATGTTACCTTCATCAGTTGTCAATCTACTTGCTAATGAAGAAGATAAATTATTCAATGAAGATGTAGTTGCATAAGAACCAGTCACCGCTTGTAGGGAATCTACTTCAGCTTCTAATACATTAATCTCGTTAGCCACACTTGCACTAAACTGATTGTTTGATGCAGTGTATTGGTTTATTGATTGAGTAAACTGATTGATTGAACCTGTGTAAGCATTGATAGATTGAGAGAATTGGTTTAATCCACTCAAATCAGTAGCAGTTGCGTTTACATTAATTGTTGCAAATCCGCCTGATACTGATGCAGTTACACTAGCACCAACAAAGTTTAATAGGGTTGCTGTACCTTGTGTTACACCTTCTTCTTGAATTACCACACCACTACCAGACAATACCAAAGAATCTACTTCAGCTTGTAATGTATCTAAATGTGTTACAATTGATGCAGAATCAGTATTGTATGTACCTTCATCCACCAACGAATCAATCATATCGGTATTAAACTCTCTTAGCTTTAAAGGAGTAATAAATCCCGTATTGTTGTTAGGGAAGCTTTGTTGATTTTCTTGCTCTAATTGCGTTTTATTTAATTGAGACATCTCTTTATATATTTATATATGTTTATATATTTCCAATATCAAATCCACTACTGAATCCACTACTGAATGCTCCCCTTATTAATGGAGGTGATTGGGTTTGACCTATTGTTTGATTAACAAGTGCTCCCTTACAACATTCAACTGTGTATATATCAGAATCCACACACAAACAACCTCTACGTTTTGTTTTACCCGTTGCTCTACCTCTAGTTGGACCGAAGTAAACACCTGAATTCTTTCTTTGGTTTTGATTACTCGCTGGTGTTGGCATGTTATGGATTTTTATAAATTAGACCGATACCCTGTGCGCCCATCGTCTTATCACAACATTTAGTGGAATAAGTGTTTTTATTTCTACACAAACAACCCATTCTATTACCTTTCCTAGGCGAACTCAACGATTTAGTTGGTTCGTTTTTAGGTTTAGGAACTGGATAAGTTTTGAGCTTCATAGGATTACTTTATCTTTTAACAATCTGAATCCAAAAAATAATACATTAAGATGCTTGTATCTTCTTCATCGCTTGTCTATGTAACAAATCCTCCAATTGAACTTTATCAGCTTGGAATGCTAACCATAATAAACATTTCTCTAATGGTTCTTTCACCACAGAATCCATCATTAGGATATTGTTTTGTGCCAATTGGATAATTGATGAGTAAGAACGCCACTTTTTTCCAAAATTGATTTGATGCTCCGAGGAAGTTCCGTCGATTCCATCAAAGAGTTCAGGGTATCTTTCTGCAAGTCCTCGAGTAAATTCTTGAAAAAAAAAAGTGCTCCAAAGTGTACATCCATACCTACCTCCATAAACTTCTCTGGATATAATGCACCATCATATACCTTTGTATCGTATAGGGCTCCTTGCTTCTTAATTACAGGTCTATATAGGATACTCATAATCTCTGCCCACTTATCATCTACACCAATAGTTTCGTACTTAGATATATCCACATAAGCACCATAGGCCATATTAGATAGGTTAGGTTCAAATCCATATTCAACACCATCTATTGTGATGTATCGTTTCAGAGGATGTTCAGCTTTATTAAAGAAACCTTCTAAATCCTTTTTAATTGAAACGTAGGTATCTATATCCATTTGATTTAGATATTGTACTGGGAACTTACATAGGTGATGGAATAGACAAGCTGTGATTGCTTCAGGCTCATCCTTATATGTTTCCATATCTTTTCTTAGGGCTAAGTAATCTTTAAGTGTTACTGCTTCCCAACTTGTAGGTACTTTTAATTTTATCTCTTGTTTCATATTATGCTTTATTTGATTTAGGTGTTGTTATAACCTTACCTTCAGGTACAGCCCATTGTTCTGGATTAACCAACTCACCTACCATTGTGAACTCTGCGTTTTGTACTGGTACGTTTGATATATCCACAGTAGTAAGCTGTCTTTCCAATACTGTCCTCAACTTATTTGTAGCAGAGTTTCTTTGTTGTACTGTTGCAGCTAGATAAGCCTTAGAAGCTTTTAGTTCTTCCATTATCTTACCATTCTCCGTTTCCAAATGATTAATGTATGCTGCCATTTCCATTATTTGTTCTTCACCAATTAAGGCTTCACCTATCTTAAGGTATTGTTTATCTTCCATATATTTTGTTTTATCGTACTCTAATTACATATTTTCCTTTAGCAGTTGCCACCTGCGATAATCTCATCATTGCTGCATACCTGGCTGCATCGATAGCGTGGTTGTTAAAATCAATAGGCCTATCTAATTGTTTGCCAAATCTATCTGTTTCCCATTCGTATCCATAGAACTCATTTACTAAGTTCTGACATGTACGTGGTATATTGATTGAATAGTTTTGTAGAACCTGAATACCAAAGTTAATACTATCCTTACCTTTTACTACGGGTCTTATATTAAATCCTAATCGGTATAGTTCTTCTATCAAACGAGGTTCTGCTGAATCAGCCCATATCTCCCATCGGTTATCTCCAATGATTGATTTTAATTTCCCTGCAATATCATTTGTTACTAATCCTCTCTCATAGCAATTCTCAATAAGGTATATCTCTCTATCCTTTCTGAATAGTGATACAATAGCTGTTGGGTCATTACTATATCCAAAGTCCATTCCTATACAAACAAACTCCGCATCATCCGGCACCCAATCTATTACGTTAAATGTGAATACAGCTTTATCATTTTGTACGAACTCACCTAATCCGTATGTTCTCCATGCTTTTGGATTTGTTCTTTCTAGGGCTTTAATAGCACTCACTACTTCCTTTTCTAAATAAGGATTGTTCTTAAATGTAGTGAAATAGGTTGTACAATCTTCTATACTTCTAATCCAATGGTGTGGGCTAATAGTAGGGTTTAGAGATAGGATAATAGGACCTGTACATCTTATTCTTAGCTGAAACCAAGACTCCTCATCTATTTCGTTAGCTTCTTCCAACCATAGAATAGAAGATTTTAATCCTCTTAGCTTTTCAGGGTTATCCGTACTAATGAATGATATTGTAGAGCCTGTATAGAATGAATAAATTCTATCTGTTTGATTGAAATCGGTTGAGTTCCATAATTCCAAACTTGTCATTATATCTTCGAAATCTTTTACAATAGTTCTCTTTAGGGATGGAATTGTCTTTCTTACTATCACTACATCTTCTTTACCTTCCAAGCACTTTACTATTATCCATTGTAATAATGCGTATGATTTGCCTGAACGAGTACCACCATAGTGTATTGTTGTACGGGTTGGTGAATCGTTTTGGTTTTGGTATGTTACCGTTGTATTAATTTCCAGATTCATCTATGCTCTTTTGTGTTATGTTTACTGATATCTGCTGAATCTTTTGTTCTACTTC